TATATATAAATAAAAAATAATGGTTTTTTGTCAAATTCATCACAGAAGCTAAAGACTTCTGTGTTTTCTTTGACGGATCATATAAAAATTAAATGCTACTAAAGGTTAACTACCAATTTCTAATGTTAAAGAGTGATATTTATAAAATATCACTCTTTGTTATTTTATGAAGATGTATTTTTTATATATAATTAAAATTCATAAAATAAAAAATATTAAAATAATTATGGCAACACCATTATATAAAAAAATGAAATCAAAAGGGACATCATTTTATTGTTTTCCTAGTGCAGCAAGTGACTTAAATTTAGCAAATTATAATGAAGTTTATGATTTAAATTTTACAAAATTTGCGTTATTAAATATACCAAGACAAGAGAATGGATCTCCTTATCCGATTGATGGTGTTATGGATTTTTTACCTAAAGGTAGTTATGATGGTAGGACTTCATTTTATACAGATGATCCTAATCAAGGAACTCCATCTAAATTATCAGAACAATTAGTAGAATCTTTAAGAAATTATGTTGCTAATTATGATACATCTTTACATGAAAGTAGAAAAGATACAAATTCTGATTTTTATAATATTTCTGAAAGATATACACCAACAGAGATGATATTTTATAAATGGCTTAGAAAGTTAAATTTAATTGATTTTGAGCCAGCTACACATAAAATTGATTGGGATAAAAATAATTCAGACTTTGATAATCCTAATGAATCAACTATAACTAATTCAGATTATTTTCGTAAATATTTATGGAAAGAGAGAGAAATTATTGATTATAGAGCAAATAGTATATATGAGGACTCTGGTTCAGGAATTTATAATGTACCAAAAGTTACTATAGATGGTATTGCAAAATTTAAAGTTGGAGATAAAATTATTTTTAAGACTAATAATACTTTAGATAAAACTTTTTTATCTGGTGGTACAGGTAGTACTCCAATAATTCCAGGCGAGTCTTATACAATAGATAGAGTTGAATTTTCTGGTAACACAACACAAGTTTGGTTGGATGTGACTTATATTGGTGGTAGTGGATTAACATTAACTTATGTATATTTAGATTATCATAGATTGTTTGAGTATGTTGGTGAGATTAATCAAATAACAAATATACAAACAGCTTCTAGGGTTGGACAAGAAGTGACAGCTTATATTCCACACCAGGCTGGTAGAACACCATCTGTGCTTTTTGGTATAAGGGACAATAAAAACTATTTTCCTAATTTAGAAATACCTATTCTTGCAGATGAAATACAACCTGAAATTGTTGGTGCTGAAAGTTTAGATAGTCCAATAAGATCTAAACCACAAGAATACCCAGGTTCTTTTTATGGTCAGTTTGATACAACAGATAATACTTATTTATGTTCAAATGGTGATAGACTCAGAAAACAAGGAGATTATTATGGAATTAGTTTAACAAATAATACAGGATTAGCAGAAGAAGATTATGTTGAAAAATTAACAGATTTTAATTCAGATAATATAGATGGTTTATATCTCGATTTCAATAAAAATCATTATTATAAAATGTATATACCTGATCTTGAATCAAATAACTTTGATGAGTTTAGTTCTATTGCAATTAATGGACAAGCTCCATCTGATTTTGATTTTAATGCTATTTTATGGTATTATGAATTGGTTGAAAAGGACGACAATAACGAGGAACATTCATATGTAAATTTATATGGTATAGAATTTTTAAATAATCCTGAAAATGATGATGATAGTTATGGTACATTGATGACACCTTATCATAAATTAGTTACTAATGATTTACATGATGGTTTATCATATATGTTTAATTTAAATTTACATTATAATATTGATAATGATGTACAACCTTTAACATATGATGCTAGCACTATCTATAATATGTTTGGATTTGATATGTATAATGAAATGATGCGTAGGTATTATAGTGTTAACGAAAATTTTGTGAGTATTATTCAAGAATTTGTTAGAATAAATATGGATCTTCAAGATATGAAATCTTTAATATATTCTCAAACTGATATGGATGATTTAAAAAGTAGAATGAATAATATAGAGAATCTTTTAAAATTATATTCTACTAATCAATTTATAGATTCTGATACAGCTAGAATATCTGTAGATTATTCTGGTACTTATCCAAAATTAAAATTTAATGTAATTGGTGTTGAATATAATGACATATCTAGTGTTAATTTATCTGATGTTTATAATTATAATTTTACAAATACAGGAGCATCTTATTCTATTGCTGTTTCTTTTTCAGATAAAATGTTACTAAATCTCATAAATGATAATACCTATAATGATTCTGGTGATGTTATTATTATGTTAGATAGAGACTTGAAAAATAAACAAAAATTAGATATTGTTATTAAACCTGAATATGCATTATACTCTCAGAGATTGTATTTAAATATGATGTTTGATTATAATAATACTAAAACTGAGGTGAATATATTTAATATTAGTACACCAAAAGATTTGAAGACATATGATGTTGCTGATCCAGAAAGCTCTATATTTGATGATAATTTTTATTTAAATGAAAATATATATGTTAATTGCACTGATGTTAAAACTGGTTTAACTTGGTGTACTACTGGTTATACAGAATTGGTTTTAACTGAAGATATTTTTGTTTCAGGTAACACTATTTATGTTCAAAATTTATATTTTAGAAATAATATTGGTGATATAGTAGATTTTAGTGGTGCATATACAATTTTATGTAAAGTTGGTATTGTAATAACAATAGATTTACCAGTTTATAATGAAGATGCTGAATTAAGTCTTATAGGTGGTGTTTTAGTTGGACAACCAAGGATTAGTTATTATAGAGGCTTAGAAGTGTCAATTTTAAGAGTAAATGGTGACAATTCTAGTACTTTTGCGGAAAGATATGATGTAAAATATAAAATAATTTAAGTTAATGGATATTTTAATTAGTGATTTAGTTAATAGTATTAAAAAAATATTTAATTCTACCAAAGTTTTATCTGTTGATAGTGTTTATGAGAAAATTGATAATTCTAATGAATTAAGATTGGTTATTTCAATGAATAAAATTTTATATGATGATGTTAATATGATTTATACAAAATTGATATTTGTTTGTGATGAAGATAAAGTTAAACTCACAAAAACACATTTTACATATTTATTTGATATAAATTGTGAATATGTTAGAATTAATTTTAATGATTTAGAAGATTTTAATACTAAAATATCAGATATTTTTAAGAATAATAAATTTGGTGACAATCTTAAAATTTTATCTAAATTTGTTAAAGCGCCATCAACATTAATCAATACTTGGTTTCAGAAAAATGATATTACAGATTTATCTGTTGTTAATGTTAATGAAGAAAAGATATCTATAATGCCTTGTAAATCAATGTTTTTTAATTTTGTTATAGATTTGAATAATAATCAAAGTGTAGATTTAACTATTTCTAAAGAGGGTGATAAAGAATTTGTATATAAATTTAAAATTTTTAATAATATATATGAAGAGAAGGAAACAAATTTAAACAGATTAGTAGAAATTATTGGAGATTCTTTGAAAAATAAAATTAAGATATGAAAATAGTTAAATATGATGAATTTTTGAATGAAAATGTATTTTCAAGTATATCTAGTTTTCTAAAAAATTTATTTAAGGTTAAATCAGAAGATGGTGCAAAAGTGACAACGGAAATTGAGAAAGAGGATCCAATAGAAGATATAAGTTTAACAGATGCTGTTAATGATTGGTCAAATAAACAATTGCAAGTAAATAATAATTTACAAATGATGGCTACTGATATTTCTATTGATTTTTATAAAAATCCAGCATCTAATAAATTATCGGTCGTTAATGAGCAGTGGCCTGATTGGGATGAGATACCTGGTGTCTTCCATGTAGCATTTTATTATACTTTTGAAGATGGTAGAAAAGTTAAAATGTCTTATATGCCAGGTGGTAAGCGTGGTATTATAATATATGAAGTAACAAAAACAACTTTTATAAAATTTGATATTAATTCATTTACTGTTAATAATTGGGTAAATGAATTTTCAAAATTAAGAACTTTTGCAAAATAAAATAAATATAAAAAATGGCTAGATTAACAAAACTTAATAGGGTTTTTAATAGAATAGAGTTGAATTATACAAATTTAACAATACAGATAAAGGACTGGTTAAGCTCAGTGTATGAAAAATCTGATGTTCTTTTTAATTCTGCATCACCTTATGGTCAAATATTAGATGTTGTTAAAGAGCTTTTTCTTCAAAATATATTATACTTAAAGAATTTTGTTAAGCAGTTAGATATTGATCAAGCTAATTCTAAAAGGATGATTAGTAATATTGCTAGAATTTCTGGTCATAATCCATCAAGAGCAATATCAGCTAAGGGTACTCTTCAGTTTAAACTTAAACAAGGTACTGATATTAATGCAAAAGTCTCTGGTGGTCAAGTTATTATATATGATAATACTATTCTTAAAAATAAATCAAATGGTTATTATTATACATTAAAAGTTGGTGTTGATAAGAACTATTATACTTTATTACCAGGTTGTCAATTTTTTATCAATGTTGTTCAGGGTAAATATGAATCTCAGACTTTCACTGGTACTGGTAATATTACACAATCTTTTCAAGTTTCGGTTAGTAACAATTCAGTTATTGATAATTTTGATTTTAAAGTGACATTAAATGGTATTAATTTACAGATAAAAGATCACTTATATGATATGTTAGCAAACGAATATGCGTGTTATACTAGAACTGGCTTTAATGGAGGTTTGGATATTTATTTTGGAAATGGAATATTTGGTATTGTTCCTCCTATTGGTTCTGTAATAAAAGTTGAATATTTATTAACTAATGGTTTAGCTGGTAATATATTGAATAACCAGATTAATGATTTTACGTTTATAGATGATGTTTATGATGGTAGTGGTGATTCTGTACGAGCTAGTGATCTTTTTGATATATTTGTGAATACTGATATAAAATTTGCAAGTAATGGTGAAAGTTTAGAATACACAAAGTCTGTTATACCTTATGTTTCAAGAAACTTTGTTCTTGCAACTCCACAACAATATACTTATCATCTTAAAAAATTAAATATGTTTTCTAAGGTTAATGCATTTAATAATTTAGATATGGTAAAAATTGATATTGATGGTGATGGTACTGTGGACGATAAAATTAATATTAATGAAATATATTTATATTTAATTCCTAGAATAACAGATTATTTTTCTTCTGATGTTAATTATTTTAATGTTCCATTATCAGCATTTGATTTAGATGATGATGAGAAAAAAAGAATAATAAAATATCTTAAAATGCAAGGAATTATTAGTATCACATCAAAAATAACAATTATTAATCCAAAAAAGATATTTTTTGTAATAAATGTTTTTATTAGAAAATATGATGATGTAGAAGAGGAAAATATTAGAGAGGATGTGATTACTTTATTGTCTGATTTCTTTGCTAATTATTCTAGATATGATAGGGTTGTGAAATCAGATTTAATTTCACAATTAAAAGAAATTGATGGTATAGATTCAGTTAATATAGAATTTGTTAGTAAGCAAAATGAAGATTATTATAGGGATGGTGCAGTTTTATCAACAAAAAGTTTACCAGTAATAGAAACTACATATGCTACAACAGGTAGTGATTTTGTGAATTTAGCTTTAGATGGTAGAAATACAAAAGATTTGATATCTGTTGGTAATACTACTTCTGTTGCTTATAGAACAACAAAACCATATGATAAAAAAAGAATGATAAATATAGATTCAACACTTGGAGATATAATCATTGGTAAAAATGAATTAGTTATATTAAGAGGTGGTTGGAGAAATAGAAATGGTGTATATTTTAGTGATGACCCAAAAACAACAACAGGCTTTAGCTCAGTCAATATTATTTGGAAAGGTACAACTCCAAGAAAATGATTATTCTTCTAAAAATTCTTTAAATATTTCTTCTTTATTATCTAATACAAAGTTATGAATATAATAAGCTAATTTTTTATAATTTTTATACTCATATATATTTTTAATATTATAATCTTGTAGAAAATTTTCATCAGCAGAAATTAAGTAGTTATTATCAGGATCAAACCAATATGCAATTTGATAAATATTATCTACTACTTTCATTGATAATAAAACAATCACACCACCACCTATTTCACCAATATAATCTATTACTGATATGAAATTACCTTCTGACATTATGAGAGCTTATTTTTTTATATATATAATAAAAATAAGTTTCAAATGGCACTTAAAGATGTAAAAGATTTGGTTATAAGATATCTTGGTCATCCAAGGTACGAAGTAGATAGAATTGTAGAAGATGATGAAGTAGAAGTAATTGTACAAAAGTTAGAAATGATACTTTTTACTAATAAGGGTGAAGTTTTAGGTGATATTGATATAGGGTGCAATTTGGAGTTTTATTTATGGCAAACCAGAATCACAACTGGTAATTTAAAGTCCAAGGTAGAAGAACAAATTGCTGTTTATATACCAGAATTGTCAATGATAGGATATACATTAGATGTTGTTCTATATGAAGGTACATTAAGAGATATATTATATCTTAATTTTGTTATAAAAGGATATAATATAGATTTTGTTTTTGAATAAAAATATGATTTATGGCAGAAAAAGTAGACG